ATCAGTACGAGTTATATTGTCCTTATTCGTGTAAGACCAGTCATATTCAAAACCTGCACATCCACCACCTTTAATAGATAAACGTACATAGTCTTTGTTCTTGGTCGCTGAAAGAAACGATAACCTTGATATTGCTTTATCTGTAAGTTTTAACATATGTAATATTTGCTACTCTAGCACCTTTCCTCTGGGACTCAACATAACTATGTATAATAAATCTAATCCTCATCAAAACTCACCCTTGACTGTAACGTTAGGATTTTCTTTGCATTTCTCTAACGCGGCTCGTTTGTTATCTATATCTATATTGTCTATATCACATCCAACCGACAGTTTGACACAGCCGACTTGTAGTAGAAAAAATAGCACGAAAAAAATTTGTCTATACAGTAGTGAACGGGTTTGCTGCTCAGATAGGGCCTTGTTCGATATATTCATATGTTACTTACTACTTTTATAGATTACAAGGCCAGCCTAGTTTTAATAGTTGTTATTATAGCGACAGATAGGCCAAACCCTTAATTGTCATACGACAGATAGGCCTAACTCTTATCTGTCTTTAGTTATGGTCAATTGGGTTACCGTATGTGTGATACTCACCTGACGCACTTCTTGTGGTCGTCTTAAATGAGGTTTCTTCAATAACACCTAATACTTTGACCTTATAATCTCCACCGACTAATAGATTGTAATCCCCACCTATATTCATATTCATATTGCCTTCAATTGTTTGTAAATTAATGTCACCTTTATCGACTTGTATATTGACGTTTGCGTTTGGTCCAACTTGTATATCATAGGAATTATTTGCAGCACCATCGGTATTAAGAAATATCTTATAACGGCCGCCTACTGTGACATCTTTGTCGCCCTTAATGTATATCTTTGAATCCACTTCGGTAATGTTATAGTCAGAGTCTTTGATTATGGTCGTTCTTGTACCTTCATTCGTAATCTCGGTTTCTGTACCACTTGCGTGATATTCTAATATTCTACGAGCATTGGGTGTATCGTCATATTCTCGTATGTGGCCGCTTTCTGTTTCCATAACGTGATTGTAAGGATATTTAGCAGCGTATGTGTTTTCGGGTTGAGACCAAAGGTCACCATCTGAACCACCTGTAATCTGCGGTGCAGCGTCAGCCGTAACTAAAGAAATAATGTTGGCCGTAGGAATACCTGTAATTCTTGTAAGTTTACGAAATTCAACTATCGGTATAATTTCATCATTGACGGCCAGTCTATTGGTATCAGGTTCATTTTTGTAACGAGGATACACACCATTGGGATCAGAAAAACCTAGACCTCTTTGTAATTGCTCTGCGCCTGTGTAAGTAGGCCGCCCAGGTAATGCCCCAAGTATTACAGGTTCTTGTGCATACTTACCATCTCTAAAGAAACCTAATACCCACGAACCTTCTACAAGTCCTAATGGCGTCTGGCCGATGCCTGATATGCCTGATGAAGTAATAGGTAACAAAGGATGAGACCAAGGCAAATCTGAAGTAGGCAATAACTTCTTATCATCTGTGTGAAAACCTAGACAACGTACTCGAACACGGCCAAGTTTGTCGGGATCTTGTCGGTCTTCTACAACACCTACAAACCAAAGAAACCCATCTCTGCCCATAAAATCTGAATACTGTTCCATAATTTCTCCTAGTGTGCCTTAAAAATTCCCATAAATGACCGTATTTAATCCTGTCAAGCTATTATATTTATCCGTATTTAAACAATCTGCGTAGGCATCCGCGGTGCGAAGCACTAGACCAGGCCTTACATTGTTCTTTCCTTTGTAATTCTTTGGATCATAGAAGGTATCTTGTTCATACATCTGCTCATTATAGTCATATTCTTGCAATAATCCAGCGTTATATAGTGGAATGTCTTTTATCATTGTGTTCAAATTGTCTTTGATCCTTTAGATTATATAATTGTTAGTTTTATTCTTACATTCTTTGTACATTTGCTCTACATGAACCTTACATAGGGCCGCTATAGGGTTGTTCTGGAAAAAATTTTTCAAAACTCGCAATAAACTTTGAGGATATTCAATGTTTTTCATCTTTAGAATTTAAATATAGACTTTACAAAAGAGGTTGCTCTGCCTACTGATTGTTTAAACACCATATTTGCTGATTGTACAAAGGCATTGTTTTTAATAGCGTTTGATATATAGTTAATACCCTTTGATAAACCTAGTTGTTTTATACCTTCTATACTTGTTGGTAGATTAGGTAATGAGATACCACTTGCGTTTTTAATGATATTAGTTATTGCTGACCTAGATTCTGCAACTTTATCACTTATTGCGGCGATGTACTTGTTTTGTTTAACTCGATTAGTTGTACTGTTTACCACGGCATTTACTGCTTTATTTTGGGCATCCGTCAATGTACTTGCATTAAACCCTAATCTGTCAATAACGTCCTCTACCGTCTGTATTTGACTGCTAGGCACTTTTGTTCGTAATTCTTTATAATTTTGTTTTGTTCCATCAGGTAATTCAATAAATGCCTTTGTTGTATCAATCGGTTGAAAGGTATCAGTAGAAATAGCACTTGAAATTGTATTAATAACTTTTGATGAGTATTCAGGAAAGTCATAAACAGGTAAGTCCTGATATGTTGAATATACATCTCGTTCAACAACAATTGACATACGGTGTTTATAAGTATTCATCTCAACGGTATGATTGACAGCCTTGACAAGATAACGACCTGTTAACATAGGATTAACGTTTTCTGGATTTTTATCTAATTCTGCTTCTTCTAAAAACTCTGGATAATCTACCCATACTAAATCACCTGCTGATACGGTAAAATTACCAGGTGCTTCAATAGTAATTGAAATATATCTGGACGTGTCAATACTGTTAGTGTAATCTGCTGTAATTCTAGCAGCATCACCAGTCGTTATGTTTTCGTGTAATTTACTGGTATCAGGTACAACTCTTATACGAGAGTCAAAATAGTCTGAATACTTGGCACGATTATTGGTTTTACCTAATACGGTGTTGTTTAAATTGTCTATGACCTTTTTATTTTTTAAACCATAATTACTATCGTCAGCACTATGGTCATCATCTAATTCAACAGGTGATGGTGGCATAATACCGTGATATGAAGATGGATTAATATTTTCAATATGTAATCTTCTATAATACTGTTCAGTATAGGATGTCTTAATTGTGTTGTAAGTTTTAGTGTACATATCATGGGATATGGTCTTACTTGCAAAGTGTCCTAAACGTGATGACAATACCGTATCAAATACAGTATTAAATTTAAACCCATATGGTTTTTGTAATGCTTGTATGTAATTTGTATTTGTACCATCAAATGCGGCCTGACCTGCCTGTCTTAAATCATAGTAAGCAATAAACGGTCTTACTTCATTGTCGTTAGTTGCCGTACGATATAAACCTTCCATACATCTAAAATGAAAACCTCTTTTGTTTTCAAAAAACTTGTAACCAGCAGACTTAAATGATTTTGGTTCTGCCATACTTGCTAACATATTTACAGCATCAACTGGTCTTAAATTAGGAAATGTAATCTTATCATTACCTTTAGTTTCATCTACAATACAAACCTTTTTACTGTTTAGATATGATTTACTTTTAACTAACTTGTCAACCATTTCACCGTAGGTGCCACTTAATGTTTGTGATACCTTAACTCTTTGATTACGACTTAATTCTACAGACGCAAACGATAGCATTATTGCTTGTGCGTTTTGTGATTGTTTAATTGCTTGGGATTTGTAAACGTGTAGTCTATGATTAGTAAAATCTATTTCTTCATCACCATCGTTATCTATAGGTGTTCTTGCTTTAAACTCTAAAAACTCTTGTCCGATAATAGGAAACTTTGTATGTAAACCTTTTGTATCATTTAATAACAATTCACCTGTAATAAAATTGTTATCAATACTTTCATAAATGGTAAATGTAGCAGTAATATCAGTTATATCAGCAACAGGACCATCTACGCCTCTATAACTGTATAATAGAATTTGACCAACTCGTACATCACCTTGTACACGATAAAAGTTATTATCATATTCTATTGTATCTTTATCTTGGTGTATATTTGGCATAGGTCATATTGTTAAGAACCCATAAGTGATGTAAATTCATTTACAAATAAATTTAAAAACTCTGGTTTTAAAAGTCTTATGGTTCTTTTTTTCAATTGTTCTCTTTGTTCATATTCATAGTTTGTTACAGATGTAGCACCAGATGTACCACTTGATACTTGTATCTTGTGTGAATTATCACTTGAAGTAGTTAAACCACTTTCTTGGTCTATTTCATAATGATGAACACCATTTGGATTTGAATACTTGTCATTTACATATTGTTCAAACTGTACATTGTCTAACGGCCAATCGTAAAATCTATCTTTAATATTATTAAACAATAAAATAACCCAATAGTATTGTTGGTCGCCATAAATCTGTTCAGACATAATTTCTGGTGTTTCACCATTTTGTACTTCTACCTCATCAAATAATGATAGAGAGTCTTTTAATCCATTTTTTAATTTAACACGTCTTAATATATTTGTAACCACTTTAGGGTTACCGTCACCCACAGCATCATAGTAAATTTTTGGATAATAATTAAAATACTTTGGCATTATCTATCTCTTAAATTTGTTAAATCTTTAAATCTGTTTTTCTCTATTAGTTCTAATTCTCTAAATGTTAAAACTAATTCTGTTGTTACTGGACTACCATCTTTATGAGTTGAAAATTTATCACCACCATATGTCACCTGTACACTTTGTAAAGCACATAAACCAACCACATCAATAAATTTATTTGGTTTATCTTTGTAATAAAATCTCATAACAAATTCTTCAGGTAAATTATATTCAGCAATAGATGTATTTAAATTAGACGTAGATTGAGGTAAAGCGTGATACTTAAATGTTTCGCATATCTCTTTTACCAATTGTGATTCAGAAGCATTTCTTGGTGTAAATTTAAATGTAAAGTTAAATGTTCTATAATCTATTCCTTCAAATAATACGTCTTTATAAGCAGCAGGTGCTGTATTTGATGTTCTTTGTGCAATTGCTCTGGGTGTAGAAGGTAAAAATCTTTGTAAAAGTCCTAAATCGTCAAGTGTTGCTGTAAATCCTCCTTCTTTAAAATTTTTCCTTGCTTCAAGTAAACTACCTGTTATATTACCAATATCTACTTCACCGTAATTAATTGTAGATGTAAATCCAATTGTTTGTGGCATATATAAAGCAATTGTTTTAATTACATTTCTTCTTGCTAAATTTGTTAAACCATCTCCTAAAAATCTTGTATTGCCTTGTATAATTCCTTGAGCTCCACCAGCACCAATTCTACTTGCTGATGTTGGTCCTTGTTGATTACTTGGCATTCTTTGTATAATGTCAAATACAACAAAGTGTTGTTGGTCTGCGGCCTGTTCTGGATAAACTAACAGATTTGATGATTTTTTAAATGATTGTGATTCTCTATTTAATCTATTAACATCTCTTAAATTTCTTCTATTAGCAAGACTACTACCTGCTGGTTTAGAACCATTGAATATTCTGTTTACAAAATTGTTATTTGACATAGTAATATTTATCTTAATCCTTTAGGTTAATATGAATTAGTAATTATTGGATCATTATTAATTGGACTTAATGGTACATCACTTGACACATTTTTAGTGCTACTGTTATCAATATTGTTTACAACGTTGTTTGAATTAGTCAAGTTATTATTAATAGTATTAATACCTGTTGCCACATCTTTATCTAAATTGGTTGCTATAATTTCATCTGCTTTTGCTGTTGATGGTATATTTGTCATTATATCGCTACCGTCTTCAGAAAATGTACTAGCCGATGGTATATTTTGCATATCTTGTATTTTTTCTGATTCAGTTCTTTTACCAAGCAAAACTCTAGCAGTTTTTTTTGCGTCTAAAGTACCAAATGTAAATGACTCTGCTGCCTTTGAAACACCTGCTGCTAATCTTTCTAAAAATCCTACTTCTTCATCTGGTGCAACATCTAATATTTCTTTTGCGTCAACTGTAGCACCTGATACTAAATCATAACCTGCAATAATAGGTGCCAACCAAGGCACTTTGCCAAGAAAACCTTTTGCACCTGTTTTTATAACTTTAGTTGCTTTTGATATTCTATTTGCTTTGTTTGTTTTAGGTGTTTTTTTAGTTTCTTTTGTATCAGCGTCAGCGCCTTTTAAATTTTGTCCTCCAGTTCCTTTAGTTGAATAATTTTTTAAAAAGTCACCACCAAATTTACCTAAACCAAATGTTTTTAATACATTACCGAAAAATCCTGCAAGTCGTTTTCTAAATGCAAATGCTATACCACCAGCACCTACTTTAAGTGCATCATCGCCATATTCTGAAACAACATTTTTGGCAGTATCTATTATACCACCGTCTTTTTTACCACCTAATAATTCGTTAGTTTCTAATTGTGCTTCTAATAATTTTTCAAGTATTGATTTTGTTTCACCATATTGTTTATCAGACTCTCTTTCTTCCTCAACCATTGTTTCTCTATCAATGGATGGCATAATAGGACCACCTGTAAATACTTGCTCAAAAGCGCCTTTTTTTGCTAATTCTTCTCTACGAGCACCAGTACCTTCTTCAGGACCACCAAAGAAGTCTTGCTCAGCAGTTGATATACCACCACCTGTTTTTCTACCACCTTTAATAATTGCCCTTCTAGTTCTTTGTTGTTGTCTTTCTGCCTGTTCTTTTCTTTGTTCAATTCTAGCAGCAAAATCAGCAACAGGGCCTGGTGCGTATCTTTGTAATAATTTAAGTGGTGTAAATTGTTTTAAAAAGTCTTTTACACCAAATTTTAATCTTGTTGTTACACCTAATAGGTCTTTTAATCTTTCGTTTACATTACCTACCAGATTTGTAACAACAGTTGATTCTTTTTCTGTTAAACCTGCTTTTGGTAGATTTTGTAAAAACTGTGAAGTGACTTTTTGAAAGTCATTCATTTCATCAAAACCTAAATCTCTTAAACCGTCTAATGCTAAACCATAATCGAAAATATAATCCCTTACAGGTTTTCTGATTTGTTCTTTTTGCATTGACTCATCTGTGTAATTATAACCCTTTCTTACACGGTCAAAATAATTGACCATAGTTTCACCAAAGATGTAACTGTCACCTTCTTCTTTAAACTTTTTCTTTTGTTTTGATAAGATGGTGCCAAACTCTTTTTGACGTAACTGTCCTATTTTAGGTCTAAAGGTTTCTTTTGCCTGTTTACCTTCTACCTGTTTTTCAGGTTCAGTATCAAAGTTAATCTTTGATTTTCTTACTTTTGGTCCTTTTGGTGCTTTTGCCATTGTTTATTATTTCTGTGTTTCTATTTTAGATGGTTTGCCATTTACATATAAACCAAACCAAGCAGCACCTGCCCCTACAACTACAGATACAAAACCTGCCTGTGCATTATTGGGTTCTGGTAATGCCATAAACCATTGCATTGTCATATAAAAAGCATATCCATACAACAACATAAAAATTCTTGGTATTAGTCTCCAGTTTGACATAAATTGTGGTATCTCACATTTTAAAAAATACCATACATTTTTAACTATGTTTTTTCCTGTGTCTATCATCACTTGTTCCTTTTTTGTTCTTCTATTCTTTGTTTTTCTTCTCTTAAATACTGTAACAGCATTTCAATATAAATTTCCCTCTCCCACGGTATCATATCTTCTAATTCTGTTAAAGAATACTTGTGATGATGTATTAATGCAAAATTAGTTCGGTAGATATTCTCCAGGCTCTCATGTGAGAGGGTTATTGAAAAAAATCAGCCGCACCTTTTATTTCAAACTCAAATTCTTTACCAGACTTCGGGTTCTTATATTTTATAGTATGTTCAATTTGAGGCAGTTCTTCAAAAAACTTACTAATCTTTTTAAACTGACTCATTGTCAAATTATTTACAAATTCTTCCAATTCAGATACTTCTATATCTGTTCGGTCAAATATTTCGTCACCATTGTAAACCGATTGAATACAATCTTTTACTAAACTATAAGTTAATTCTGAAATAGACTTTTTATTTCCTACTTCACTTATAGTTGGCAACTTCATAATAACACCATAACCTGGTTCAAACTCAATCTTTGTTTCAACTTGTTTATTTAAATTAGGTTTAATGTCATCTATTTTTAAAGTGTAATCTACGACAACTTGTTCATCATCTGGACACTTTAATTTCAAATCAACACTTTCACCTACTGACTTTGCTCTTATATTTAACCATAACCATTCAAAGTCATAAAATGGTATCTTGGTTATATCTGTATTTGAAACAACACAAGATTGTACAATGTTAACAAATGCTTTTGTAATTTCATTGTCATCCCTTGTTTCAATTGCCATTAATAGTATTTTTTCTTCTCTTACTAAAAATGGTCTATATCTTACCGTAACATCATTTGAAAGTTTCAAATCATATTCAGGCACTTTTGTTAATGGTAAACTCATTATTACTCCTATAATTTAATATAATATATCTCGTATAATTTTTGGGTCTGGTAGACCTTTAGGGAATACACGACCTCCCGTTACTCTACCTATCGGTAAATCTCTCCTTACTTTTTCGTAAACTTGTCTTCCTACGGATTTAACAACACCACCTAAACCAAATGGTAAGTTATCAAGGAAACTACTTTCACCATAAATTTGTGTTTGTCTTCTATAACGATTTTGGTCTATTTCAATATTATTAAAGTTTGATTTTACAACATTTTCTGTAACAGACGCCCAATATCTATATTTAAATGTAACATCAACTTTAACTAATGCGTCTTTTGAACCATAACTTAATTGTTGAGATGAAATAGATTTAGGATAAACTTCATAACATTGTAATTGATAAGCAGACTCGTTAGTACCAACTAATGCTCTTAACTCATCTGTGGTTAAACTAGCACTGCCATACTGTAATAATGTATCAGCAAATGATTTCTTTAATGGTGTAATTGTAATTTTACAAGGTGCAGCATAGTCATCATAGTAACCTGCGTCATATGAAATAGGATCAATTACCATATTTTGCCACGCCTCAAAATAAACTCTCTCATCAAAATCAACACCTGTGTAAAACGATAAGGTCATCTCATCAAACGAAACGTTTTTACCAAATGACCTACTTGGTCCATAATATTGTTCGTTTACATCATCTGTTATAGTTCTACCAGGCATTGATACATCACTACAAAATAAATCTAATCTTAACTGTAATGATTGTTTTAAACCATCTGCTAAACGTGAAAAATTACCAAATCTATTTTCTTTCTCATCAACATTTAATTTATAACCTCTTTCAATTAAATCTGTTGTAATAGAATTTGGTCCATCTATTGTTACAATAAATTGAGTGGGTCTTGCCAAACCTTCAGCAGATTGTATGCCTGACCTAAATCTGTTAAGTATTGAGTTTTGATTAGTTGACTTATTAGCATAACCTGCTTTAGCGGCCGCATCCTGTCTATCATAATGAGCACGTGATGGTGGTATACCAATTCGTATATCTAAATCACCTATTTTTTTTCCTATACTAATTAATGACATTAAATAAATCTCCTACTGTCTGAATAAACTTGCGCTTCACTTGCCTTTTTAAATCTTTGTACAGGTAAGTATATCGCTGTTGCGGACTCATCTGCATTTATTCTTAAAAATCCTGTTTGTACATATGAATACAAATACTTTTTAATTGTTGGTTTTACAATCTTAATATTTTTTACATCATCATAGTTTACATCAAATTTTGTTTTACTATCAAATCTTGTATCATCAGCAAACTGTTGCATACGTTCTAATAGTTTAAATCTTAATAACGGTGGTAGATAGTGAAAGTTCATACCTAAAAACCCACCTGATATTGGTTCTAATGGCAATACTAAAGGAAATATATCATAATACGGTAGTGTCTTTCTAAATTTAGGATTATACCCAAATAAGTTCAATCGTCCTACACTAGGTCTACCGTTAAGTTTACCTTGTCTAAACAACTGTCTAGCAGTAGTACCACTAGCAATTCTATTTACTTGTGTTCTATACCAAGTAGCAGACCTGTCTGTATCACCTGCCTTTAGTTTGATTGTATCAAATACGCTTGCCATAATACTATTTATGTTGGTAATAAATAGGTTTATGAAGAAGTTGAAGAATATAGATAAACGACCCTATCAAGGTATATTTAAACCTTTGAACCCACAGAAATATAAAGGCAACGTTAAAAACATAATTTATAGAAGTTCTTGGGAACATAGGTTTATGAGATATTGTGATAAACATAAAGACGTGTTGGAATGGGGTAGTGAAGAAATAGCAATTTACTATCGTTCAGTTGATAATCGGCCACATAGATACTTTCCTGATTTCTATATGAAAGTAAGGCAATCAAATGGTACATTTAAAAAGTTCATTGTAGAGATTAAACCTAAAGCACAAACTCGTAAACCTAAAAAACCTTTACGAGAAAGCCGTACTTATAAAAACGCATTAATAACTTATGAAAGAAATAGAAGAAAGTGGTCTACAGCGTATGCGTGGTGTTTAAAACGAGATATGAAGTTTGTCATACTTACTGAAGACCACTTAAAGACTTTTTAAGCAGCCTGTTTATATTCTACTTTTGATAAATCTGCCCAAGTAACTTCTATTGATTTATTACCTTTAAATATATCGCCAACTAAAACTCTATATTTGTTGGTGTTACCATATTTGTTAAACCAATGAGATAATGACATTGTAGCATTAGCGTCTTTACCATCAGTTTTCCAGTCATCTTTATCAAGTGTAGTAATAATAACAAGATGTTTATTTAACTGTTGATTGTGGAAAGCAATAATATATTCATGTGGTGAAACTCTTACTGAACCCATACCACCATAAACAACTGATTGACTTGCACTTCCGTTCCAGTTACCAACTTTTATCTCTATTCTTTCTGATAAAAATTGAGGACCAAACTTGTTAGTTAGATTTTCAAAATGTATATCTGCATAACCTTGTCTATTTCTAGGTGTAATACACTCTAAATCAGATTTATTTACACTATTAAATCCATAAACAAATGCGGACATCCAAATATTTGATAATGGTTGAGTAATTTGATTAGTTTCCCAACCCATGTTATCATCAAATATAATACCATTACCTATAGATTTAAATTGATTAATCATTTCAAATCCCTTACTTAAAGAATTTTTAACAATTAATGGATTTTAGTCTAAACATTTAAAGAAATTAAATCTATTAGGATTGTATTTCTTATCAGGTTTAACCATACCAAGTTTTCTTAATGCCTTATTTAAAGTAATTGTACCTGCAACTACTTTATCAAATAAGTTTACATCTTGTTCATAAACTTTCAATAGATTTTTAAATTTTGTTTTATCAAATCTATTGTTTGTTGCAAAAGCATTTCTTTCTTGGGCATTCATAGGTCTACCCATAGATAATTCAAAATACTTATTTTGAAGATTAAATCTTCTTATAAGCACATTGATGTTGTATTCATCTCTTTTACCATCAACATTAAACTTTTCTAAAAATTTAATTTCAATATATCTATCTTCTTTTGGATTATATTGTTTTGTACAATAAACGGCCCTTAATTTTTTTTGACCATTTTTTCTAGCAGCCCTAACTCTAAAGTTACCAGAAAAGATAATACCTGTTTTTGAACAGATAACAAGCGGTGTGTGATTAGGACAACCAGTTGCCTTTTCTTCTTCTTTAAGTTTTTCTGCTAATAAATCTATATCTTCTTTGTGAAGTTCTAAAGGATATAGTTCTTCGTTTAGTGGATGATGAGTAAGTTGTGATATTTCAACCATACCCATATTGTCTATTTGTATTGTCATAACGACCTTTCTGATAGGTTCACACTCGGGTTACTTCTATCTTGGTTAATATACGAATCAAACTTATGTTTAATTCAGTTCTCATTATACACTATTTTGACCTATTTGTCAAGCATATGTAGGGTGTGCTAATACAGCACACCCCTTTTGAGAAAGTGAGAGAGATAGATTAGGAATCGTCCTCAGCAAGTTTACTAAAATACGATAGGTCATCGCTATCGTTGGACTCATCCTCTTTCTCTACCGAGTTGTTAGAAGTATTGGGTACGTCATTACTGACAGGTGGGAGGTCAATATCTTCCACAGACTCGGTACTTCTTTGTCCAGTAAGTGTCTTATTCAGTTTCTCTTTGAGTTCTTCATAAGATTTAAAATTACTTGGATCAACGAAGGGCTTTAGAGCATATTGAGATTTCCATATTTTGTCAATCTCCTCATCAGTAGGTTTTATTCTACTTGGTTGCTCAAATTCAGATTTATCATAATTCCAATAACCATCAACTTTTCTGATTTTTAGTTTAAAGTTTGCACCTTCCCAAAAATCAAATGGGTTAACAGCCTTCTCATCTTCAAACGCTGGGTTCATCGCTTCTGTAATCTTATCAAATATCTTTTTACCAAATTTGAATAAGAATACTTTACCTTCGTTTTCAGGATGTTTTGGATCAGATACTACTAGAATATTTGAATAGTAAGATAACTTTCTTTTTCTTTTTCTAGCAATTTCTTTATCGGCTTCTATGCCTGTATTCCACAATCTAGTGTTTTCTTCACTAACAGGATCTTTTTTATTTAAAGTTGTTAATGAGTTTTCAATATACCATTGACCACCAGGT